AAATGGATAACAAGCATACCCCGTAAGAATCTTATTTCCTTCGTTATCAAGCTTGTAGATTAACTCTCCGGTTTTCCCATCCCTAGCATTGCTACCATCTTCATTAAAAAGTAACTCATAACTAGGCTCATATTTATACCCTTGAATTACTGTGTCACACAGGCTGTTAAACATATCTTTTATTGTTCGATCAACCTCAAAAACCTTATAATAAAATATTGGTTCATGGTCTAGCGACAAAATTTCATATTGTTCATTTACATATATTTTCATTATCATCCTTCTTTCCTAGCTAAGCCACAATCTATAAATAAAAAAACGAGCATCACTTGAAAATTTTGTCCACCTCGATGCATTTAATGCAGAAACATTTAACGAGACTACATTCGCGCTTGCAGAATAATTTTGAAGTTCTGCATTATCATATACATAAATTCCATTGTTTGATGAAGAAACACATATGCGAAACGTTCCTGACCCGTCTGGCCTATAAATTTCAGCATTTACATATGAATAACCAGTTAAGTTAAGATATATTCCTAACCACCTATCATAAACTACTTGTTTAGATACTGTTATTTGCCCCGATTCAAAAACAAACGCGCCAGCAGGTGCCGCGCCTCCATTTGCATATGCGCTAATTCCCATTACATTATTACCCCTTAAATAGATATCTGTAGAAGTTGGTACATAACCCTCAAACGTGCCAACAACTCCACCGATATTAACCCCCTTTTTTATATTCCATGGCTGATATTCCGGTACATTCTGCTGAATCCAATTGACTCCATTTAAATAATGACCGTTTCTAACCTTTAGATTTATTGTACCTGCCCAGTTAGACATTCCCTGTGACAATGCTCGATCAGTACCGGTAATATCAGCACCTTGAATGGGAATGTTTTGCATAACCTTTCCTGATCCATTATGATACCCTTCAGGTATGGTATATATGCCATTAACTCCTAAGGCCTGACTCACCGCGCCTCGATTTACCATTGTTCCGGTTAATGGCTCGCCAGCTTTACCAACAATTACTTTTCCGGCCAGCACATCTTCAGTTCCAGCCGTTACCACATCCAGATCAGCCCCTCCCCCGCCTCCGGGCATCCATATCTTTCCCATGCATTACACTCCTTTCAGTCCAATTTTTATATCTGTTACCGGCTTTTTGTAGACCTTAAAAGTAGCTGTCCCTTCGCCTAAAAAAGCAGTTCCACTTGCCACAATGCCAAAGGCTTTGCTGTAAGACTTCTGGACTGCCTCTGTGGATTCGTCCTCCAAGGCACTCACCACCATAGCCTCCATGTCCGCTGTCGCCCCTGGAACCGCAATCGTCTGTGTGTAAGGAGCTGAGCTACCGATCCAGCCTGCAGCAGTTAAGATCACTTCTGCCACGTGATTGATCTGATTAATCGCCTTATTGGTTGCATTTATGTCATTGGCTCCAAATTTATCACCCTTCTGGGTATAAGTTGTTTCGTCCGGGAGACTGTAAGTCCCATCTTCATTTGGGATCAGACGGTACCGGCGTTGGCCATCAAACATGGCATCCTTATAATCTGTTTTTAGTTCCATTTAAAAAGTACCTCCATTCAATGTAAAAGATAATATTTTTCTGCCGTGATATCGACTTTGTATATTGCTGTAGATCAACCGACTGGCTTCTTCAATCCGGTTCAGTTCCTTCCAGTCAATAAAAGGCTGGTTATCATAAAAAGTTTGACGATTACCAACTTTAAAGGGATATGTTCCTGCGCATATATGATCCACATTAGCCTCGATCCGGTTTATCTCATCTGCATAGAAACCATAATCCTGATAGGTTTTATCTGCTCCCATTTCCTCAAACTCAAAATCCGGCCAGAGCAGAAGTGCCTGTGACCGGATCTCATTTATGTTTCCTTTTATACGGTTGTAGTCCTCTATATTAAAGAAGTCACTTTCCTTCCAGTTAGTCTTTGGCGGCTGCCACATTGCTCATGTCCCTCCTTGCCTTTATGGTGCCGCTTAAGGCTCCATTGAATTTTAAAGTGTGTTCATATACCCGCAGGAGAAGATCAGGTACATACTTATTCTCCAGAAATGCAATGTCGTTTGCATCGATCCGGGGCTCTCCGCGATACTGAAGATCGTACTGCCGATCTGATTTTAGATAATCACCGATCCAGTCCGCAATATTGGCGGCGTGAATCGCATCAGACACCAGAGGATTTTCCCATGTTTCCATACTGCCGGTTGGGTTTAACTGCCGGCTTACTTTAGTTTTAGCAGTTGTGTACTCTCTACCTGATATTGATACCTCAACAGTCCCCGTAACCCCTGCGATTTCCACCGTGGCAAAATAATTGCTGCTATTTATAATAGTCGCCAACTGCCCCTCTCCTGGTGTCGTAAGCGCGCAGGACAGGTCATACGCCGGATTGGTAAAGTAAAAGGTATACTGGTTATCTACAGCAGTTACCATAATTGTTTCTTTCGCCAGTTCCTTTTTCTCCCCTGACTGAATATAAAGCGTTCTGATTACCTGCAGCTCCCTGACCTTGGCAAGCTGCGTTCCCTTTGGCGTTTTGGTCAATTCATGACCGTACTCAAATACATAATCGGTCCTGTCGCCAAAAGTGATATTATTTAAGACGATCCGGTTATTCGAATATCCCTTAGTAAACTCCAAGATCAGCCTATCAAACTCCTCAAATTCATGGCTAATGACCGATATTGCAGTCAGATCTGTTACAGTGTAATCTTCCACCAGTTCCCCGTCATGGTAGGCGTGAAAGACCATTTCCAACGGATTATTGCTGCCAAACTCCAATGTCAGACCAAAGCATTTGAAAGAGGCTTCCAGGTTAATTTCTGTAGTTGGATTGACTGCAAAGGATCCATCACTTCCCGCTACTGCTTCTGAGACATATCCAGCATTTAGATAGATCGCCCCTTCTTCCTGCCTTGGCAGAAAATACTGTGTTGTGGTCACGCTTGTATAGTCCTGTGCGGACATGGCATAAGCCTTTTTAGCCGTCTTATCCAGGACGGATCCTGCATGGCTGAAATAAGTCTCGTTATCTGAGCTGGCTTCCATAGCCGGAATGAAGCTGGATTTCAGAAAGATATTCCCCTCCCGGTCCTGGTAGAGAATACAACGGCCAGCATTGGCAATCAGTTGCAGGGCTTCCTTGTGTGCGACAACCGGCATCGGATTTACTACTTTCACAGACTTTAAATAACTGTCAATCCAGTAGGTTCGGTTATCAATTCCCGCATCGGAAAGCACATCAAGTGCCAGATCATACAGACTGATCCCTTCCGGGCGATATAGACCTCTATGATAAGTTCCGTCCATGTAGTCGAACCGGTCAGAAGCAGAGAAAGTCATTTCTTCATCGTCTGCAGACCATTCCTTTAACTGCACCTTTGCTCCCGGCAGCCACTCCACGGATCCGTCATCAAGTTCCTGCCCGTATAGGACAGTTATACTCTGGCCGATCTCCAGAAAGTTTACGGAGCTTTCCTCATTCTCAATATCAAATGCTCTGTCTTTATTGTTTACGGACAGATTAAAGTCGATGGTCGGCAGTTCCTCCATGATCGGACTAATATGCTCCTTTTTCGTGGCAGACAGGATCCGCTGATTATCAAAATAGATCCCAATACCCATAGTAATCTTATGGATCCGGAACCGGCTCTGACCGTTTACCATTCGGGATGGCGTAAAGCGCAGGAATGTTGCTCCTGCAAAAATCTCCTCTGTTGCAAAATGCCCTGCAGTATTTCCAGTAATCTCCACCGTACTGTTATCCGATTCTATAATAAAATTCACCGGATAGGCTTTTCCAAATTCTACAGTCAAACCCTTAATATCATGCTGGACTGGGAACCGGATTTCCACCGGCCCCATAAGTTCCTTTGACACAATCCCTTGATTTAACACCACATCCGCCCTGGCTCTTGGAAGAAAGTACATGCTGCCATCTACAGGTGTATAGTCCTGATCACAGGTGGCATAAAGTTCATTGACCTCATAATTATCTAAAGGCCGCTTAAAGCTGGAATAGTAAGTATAGTTCTCATGATCGGGTATGTATGCACTGGCCTGTGCCTCCTGGTTGATCAGACCAATGGTCACCCTGATATAGGTCTGGTTGCGTAGGCGGTCTTTTGACTTCATGTGATCCTTGTATTGGGTACTCACTGCCAGCATTACTCAATCACCCCGCAGTCAATAATATTCACTTTACAATCCTGATACATGGTGGGAAGTCCCTCTTTGTCAAACTCAATGGGCGTGGCTGTCCGATTCCCCGGATACATTCGGATTGTCATCATGCGGTTATGTACCATATCCGGAATTCTGGCTGTAACCACGAACTTCTCAAACTCCTGAAGCATTGCAGCCCAGGTGGCAGCGTCTAAAAACTTCCACTGTAATCCCTCAAATTTATGCTGATCTCTTCCCACTTTTTGTCCTACAAACTCACCCAGTGCGTTTTTCCCGTCACTTACATTTGTTGCGACAACCAGATTACCTCCAATGTCGGGAGACGGAAACTCCCGACCATTAATTGTTATTACTGCCATATAGCACCGCCTCCTTTACGTTGGTCTCATTGTGAAACCGCTTCTCTTATCCAGATCGGCAAGTTTGCTTTTAATCTCTCGGATATCAATATTTACGGTCAGATCCATAGCTTCTATCAGATCAACAATCTTCTGAAGCAAATCCACCATAATGGTCAGATAATGGTCGGACATGGATTCTGTCGGCATGGCCATAACCTGACTTGCCATATTTTGAACCTGATCTGCTGTTCCTGCACTGCGTCCTGTAGTCCCGATCAGAGACAGTTGCGGGGTAGCATTGCTAACCATGGCGCTTATGCTGGAGGTTAACGGAGCAATGGCAGATCTCATACCGTACTGAACTGCTCTTGTAATACCTTCTGTGATCTGCATATTATTGGCAACGGCTGCTTTACCGCCCCAGTTACCTACCATTTCAGGATTGCCATTTTCATTCGCCACAAATAGACTGCCGGAAGCCGGAAATCCTCCCGTTGCATGACCTTTCACACCTGGGCCGCTGTTTACATGACCTTTCGTACTACCTGGACCAGAGGAGTCTTTTTCTTCCTTCTCTTCGGCATCATCTTTTGCTTTACTGAATACATTCTTTGCTCCATCAATAACCTTGTCAAAAGCATCGCCAACCGCTCGCGCGATTCCACCCAGCCAGTTGGTAATATCGTTCCATACTCCCTTCATTCCGTCCCAGAATTTATCCATCATGTTTTTGCCGATCTGAGTCATTTCATCAAGCTTAAACACATCTTTGATTTTCTGCCAGATCTGATCAAACCACTCCTTGATGGCATTCCACTTTTCTTCAATCGTTTGCTTTACGCTGTCCCAGATTTCTGATAATTTATCCCTTATGGCTTCAGAAACTTTTGTAATATTATCCTGTATGGAGGTCCAAATATTTGACACAAAGGTTTTTATGCCATTCCAAATGAGTTCCCAGACAGATTTTATAACACCGAGGACAGTCTGTATGACAGAGTCAATAACATGCATTACTGTAGATACGATATCCTTCATAGCATCCCAGATACCGCCAAAGAATGTTTTTATTCCTTCCCATGCCAGATTCCAGTCACCGGTGAAAACTCCAATAATGAAATCCATAAGGCCGCCTAAAGCTGTTAATATATCCCCTACAACTGTACTTACACCTTCAAAGAACCGAAAGAATCCGTCTATCACATTCTGGATAAACTCTGCAATAATTGGAGCTGCCGCTTCCATGAACCAAAGAATAAAGGGCTTTAACACGTTTTCCCAAAGCACAGTTATTGCATCTGCCACTTTACCCGCAAATTCCATGAACTTATCAATCAGAGGGGACAAATATTCCTCTCGAAATGCCTGGAACTGTACGGATAGATTTGTAATGATAGGAAGGAAATATGTATTGTAAAGCTCCAGGAATTTTGTTGCTATTTCTGTGAACCCTTGCTTAAAAGAATCCAGCATTGGCTTTATATGAGTGTCATAGGTTTCATTTATTTTAGTAAATGCTTCATCAACAATTGATTTTATTTCAGAGAAAATAGGTTCTACTGCAGAAAATGTATCTTCAAGAGTCTGTTTAATAAGATCCCTGTTTTGGATAAATGGGGCTGTTAAAGCATCTAAAACATCTCTTCCTATTTTTGTGGTCAGCTCCGTCACACCCATAAAGGCACTTGAAAAAATGCCTATAACATCCGCTGTTATCTGCTTTGCACTGTCACTACGAAAAGCAGAGAAAATCGTTGCAAATGCGACGCTGAAATTACCCATAATGTCGGCGATCTCTGCGCTAATATCAAACATGGATACCAGATAATTTTTAATCCTCTGGCTGTTCTGCTCTAAGAACTTATTAATCCCACCCAGTAAATTATCTGCAAGTGTAGCCCCTATAGAAGCCATGCTGCCTGCAACTTTTCCCAGGTTTACAGCTATCCGGTTTCCAAATTCCTCAGCAGAAGCTAAGACCGCTGGATCTGTAAATATCCCCTTGAGGTTCTGTCCGATACTTTGTATGGACTTCTGAATGCTGTCAATGACTGATGTATCTCCAAATCCGATACTAAAACCAGTCTTAAATAGATCTTTCAGTTCTCGCGCTCTATCAATTAAAGCCTGGTACTTGTTACCGGCTTCCTCAACTCCAGAAGTATCCACTGCTCCCATATCAAACTCATCCGCAGCATAACCGGCAGCCCCTCCAGCACCACCAGAGCTGTCAGAACCTGTATCTGGACTTATAACATTCAATTCATCTATACCGGTGGACATACCCTTAATATCCTTGGCTGCTTTCTTTGCAGCTCCTCCGGTTCCGCCTATTGCTCCGGAAGCATTGTCGGCTGCATTGGTAACATCTTCCATGCCAGAAACAGCTGCGGCTGACGCACCTCCGGATCCTTTCTTTCCGGATATCAGCTCTGTAAAGGATTTAAAAGCATTGGCAAGACTCATCAGTTTCCCGATTATGGTATTGATCACCTGTATAACCGGAGTTAATACATTAATAAGTCCCTGACCTATGGTGGCTTTCAGGGAATCAAACTGCAAGCTTAAGATACGCACCTGATTGGCCCATTGGTCACTGGTTCGGCTAAAATCACCGGTGGCAAGCGCCAGCTGATCCTGTACAAACTGATATCGCAAGGCTACCTTTTCAGCCTCGGACATTTTAGCCGTGACCTTACCATATCCGTTTGCCATGGCGTAGGCATCAAGGGCATTCTGGGTCATTACGATACCTAGATCCTTAAGTGTCTCTGTCTCACCAGTGAATATCGATTTCAGCTTTGTATAAGCCTCGTCCTGTGAAAGATTGTAAAAGGATGCCACATCTCCGGCCAGACCGGTCAGAGTGGTAGACATATCATAGGCAGCACCTTCTGAGAATCCGAAAGCTTTTGCCATGGCACCAAATGTACCCGTGAATTTTTTGGCCATTGTTTCGGAAAGACCAAATGAAAGCGCTGCATTCTTGGCAAAGGTATCGATCTGTTTTGACATCTTAGGAAATGTCACATCAACAACGTTCTGGACTTCTGTAAGATCTGATCCCAGTTCAATGGCACTCTTACCAAAATCAATGATCTTCTTTATAGCAAAAGCGGCAGCCAGAGCCTTTGCTGCTTTTGAAGCAAGACCCTGAATGCCAGCCATTTGTTTATCAAAACCATTTTTATTGACGACAAGATCAAGCCCGATCTGCCCTACACTATCAGCCAACTATACCACCTCCTATCTGCACAGGTCTGCAAACATTTTCTCCAATTCTTTCATTTCCTGTTCATAAGTAGCCGGAGACATTGTTTCTGCTTTCCGATTTCTCCAGGCGTCATATATTCGTTTCTGATCTCTGTTAAAGTTCTTGATAACATTCTTATCTGTCTCCGCCCGTATTGCTACAACGCGTCCTAAGGGCGTTTTAGGATCAATTCCGGCTATAAGGGATTTAAACTCATCCCAGCTAACCGATTCAAATTCTTTTGTCCGTATTCTCAACCCGTACTGCGTAAGAAAACTGGATACAATCAAGTCCCAGTCTTCAAAAAGATCGTAGTACGGGTCACTGCTCTCCCGGAACGTTAGTTTCTCCTGTAATTAACCCTACTGCCTCTTGAACCACCACGATCAGATCATTGAAATTAAGCCCCAGTTTTTCAATTTCCTTTTTCGATTTTTCAGGAAACATCATGTCATAGGTTTTTAAAATCTCACTTACTCCTGGATCATCAGAACCCATTAATCCCATTACCTTTAGCATGGTGGGGGCATCTGCGTTTACTTCCAGTTTCTTTCCTTTAATCATCAAAGAGGGATTTCCCTCAAATGTAAGTTTCTCTGTAATATCAATTGTTTTTGCCATGTCTTTATCTCCTTCCAAAAAAGAGCCAGGTCTTATTCTCCTGGCTCTGCGTCTGGTTTATTATTTTCTTCTGGTTCTTTCGGATCTGCAGGCGGCGCAGGATCTACGCTCCCGCCTGGGTAAAATTTGGCTTGCCCTTGCACTTTACTTCAAACTCCAAGGCATCAACCGCCGTACTATCGCCACCCGCAGGAGTGGTCACATTGATAATTGCATCAAAAGCCACCTTTGCTCCGGATGGCATTTCCCATTCAAACGGTGCTACCACATCATTACCGGATTTCCATGCAAGACCTGCAACATAATCATTGCCCGGATCGCCATAGGTACGTTTACCCTGGAAGGAGAATGACAGTTTTTTGCTGGTCATCATAGCGTCCCCCCAGCCCTCATGCTCCATGGCGTTCCACTCTTCTACGCCACCTTCAATACTGGGGGCAAAATTCGTCAGGTTGGCAATCATGGTCATTGTATCCTTAAGCCCATTTAAGCCAACTTTAAATTTATTATTATTAACTGGGTATACCTTTGCGTCTCCCATTAATATCACCTGTTCCTTTCATAAATGAAATCCATCCAGATCACATATTCGTACACTCCGCTATCATCTGTCCCAACGTCCTGCGGCTCAGGAACCATCAGACTTATGTAATTGATATGGGTGTCTCCTATTGTAAGACTGGTTACACTTCTTAGTTTCTCAAACAATTCAAAAGCTGCTCTCTCCGTTTCGTCCTTGCTTTTATTCCAATGAACGAGTAAAGAAACCGGCTTTGTATCGTAGGTGGTGCATTCCAATCCGCCAATGGCGATATTTGCAGGTCCAGACGACGGCCGGCTATAAACTCCAATGGATTTCTGACTTTTATTATCCAGTTTCCCCATATAGACGTTATCATCTTCTGCAATGCTTAGATCGGAAATATACTGGCGTACATCTTTCAAGGATAGCATCACACATTACCTACTTTCTTATATAACTTTTTAAATTCCTTTGGTGCAAAATCTGCCTTGCTTCCTCCAGGTAACCAATCTTCATACCACCGTCCTTTTGCATTTGGATTCTCGTGTGTCTGGAAGTTATATTCTGGGTGGTAATAGAGTCGCCTCACATATGGGGTGCTGGTTACCAACTGTACTTTACCTTTTGATGACTCCACATAATCAGGGGCAAAACTCTCATTCTGCATATTACCAATTTTAAACGGCATAACCTGCGCCTGAACAACCTCCGTGTGCAATACATCCGCAGTCATTTTAAGTGCGGTTATCGCTGCATGTGTCAGCTGTCGGATCCGGGGTATATTCATTTTCACTGTAGATTTGACCTGCATCAGATTACCTCCAAAGTGCAAAAGTTTACCGTACCGTCCGGATTCCGGTTCTTCGTTCCCTGTTCGATCCGCCTCTCTTCCCCAAATATAATAACGGTGCCCCCGCTTAAGGTTGGGAAGTCTGGCGCGATATCACCAGGGAACATAGCCGTACCGGTTATCTGGACCAGCTTCTTTTCCGCTGTGAGAATGGTCTTTGACCGATCCTGAAAATTGCACTTTAAATCCAGATCAGCCTTGTATTTTGGCTCACCCAGATTG